AGGAAAAGTGGAATAACAAATAACAATTAAGACGGGACAAGATTAATGGCAGTTAAAAAAAAGAAATATCAAACGGGTGGGACTACTACTCCTAAAGTACCTTCACTAGAAGAACGTCATGCACCAACTTTACAAAAAGGATTAGGTCAAATTGGAGTAGGAGTTGACCCTACAACAGGTCAACCTGCAATGAATTTAAATCCAACTCCGTTACCATCTGGTACGGAAATGACATATATTCCTGCAACAATGCCAACAGAAACATTAGAAACAACAACTGGTAAACAGGTAGGAACAACTCCAACTACAGCAGTAGGACAAGTTCCTGTTACAGGATTAGATATTGCAACAACAACTGCCCCAAGTCCGGGGTCATATTCAGCAACAACAGTAGCAAATTCAGTTTCTGATGCAAATGCCCAATTGGGTAGTTTATCACAGGGAGCTATTACAGCACCTCAAGGAACTGTAAGTCAACAAGCTTTGGCTTCTGCTGCTCAAGGTACATCTGCACAAGCAACAGCACCAACACGAGTTTTATCTGCTTCCGAGCAAATGACTGCTGCTACTGTAGCAAATGTTGGTGGCTATAACGCTGCAACTGCCCAAACAATGAACACTCCTCAAGAGGCAACTGTACAATACCAGTTGCAACAATTGATGAGTCAATTTGATAATAATCAAATACCTGCTTTTGCATCAGGTGCAATACAACACGCAAATGCTACAATGTTAGCAAGAGGTTTAGGAGCTTCAAGTGTAGCCGGACAAGCTATTCTTCATGCTGCTATGGAATCTGCTACTGCTGTTGCTGTACATGATGCTCAAGTTCAATCTAAATTTCATCTTACAAATCTTTCAAATAAACAACAGACAGCTATTGTTAATGCCCAATTAAGAGCAACATTAACTGGACAAGAATTATCAGCAGAACAGCAGACACGAGTTTTAAATGCAGCAAAAATTTCTGAAGTTAATAATTTAAATTTTACTTCAGAACAAACAGTAGCTTTAGAAAATTCAAAATTAATGCAGGGAATGAATCTTGCCAATTTAAATAATAATCAACAAGCAGCTTTACAAAATGCTGCAACTTTATCACAAATGGATACAAAAAATCTTGATGCTAGATTAACTGCTGCTGTACAAAATGCCAGAGATTTTTTACAAGTAGATATGGCAAATTTAAATAATAAACAACAAGCAGAAGTTTTAAATAAACAATCAAAAAATCAAGCATTATTAAGTGATGCCGCATCCCAAAATGCTGCATTACAATTCAATGCAAAAAATCAAGACCAAGTTGACCAATTTTATGCATCATTAGGAACAACGATTGCAACAGCAAATAAAAATAGATTAGCTGCCATGCAACAGTTTAATGTCGACCAAGCAAATGCTTTGTCTAAATTTAATACTCAGGTAGAGGACAGCAGAAATAAATTCAATGCAGAAATGGCTGCACAAATCGACCAATCAAATGTAACATGGAGGCGTGCTATTAATACTACAAATACAGCAGAACAAAACAGAGTTAATCAAACAAATGTTCAGAATTTATTAGATTTAACCAGTTCAGCACAGAATAGATTATGGAATAGGTATAGAGATGAAGCAGAATGGTTGGTTAAGCAAACAGAAGCACGAGAAGCACGGTCACATCAAGCAGCTTTAGCCGCACAACAAAATAATTTTAGTATGGATGCATATAATAATAAAGCTAAAGATTCAATATGGATGACGGTTGGAAGTGCTATTTTAACAAAAGTTTTAGGTTTATAGGAGGTTTAATGTCAGTTTTAGAAGATGCCCAAAAATTATTTACTGATTTAGGAAGTGTTATTGGATTAGGACAACAAGTAAAACAAGATAAAGATGAAAAAGGAGCAGAAGGAGCAGGATTTATGAAAAAATGGTCAGATGTATCAAGTATGCTACCTGCAGAAGCAACAGCAGCCGGTACTCCTGCACCGCCTAGTGCATATAATGCAATCAATTCACGACAAAAATTAACACAATTAGAGTTATTAATGGAACCTCGTAATAAAATAATGCAAACAGGATATGATGCATTACGAAATATGTATTATATTAATTCAATACAAAAAACAAATAAGCTTGGTAGCCATGAAATTTATTCAAAATCAACTGCGGCATCATCGGATAGACCAAATATTGATTTAGGAAGTACAAAAGTATCATAATGACAACACCAGATGTAAGAAATTTAGACCCATTTGATGCACCAGTTCCGGGTGAAGGAATGACAGCACCAAAAGAATCACGAGTTTGGGAAAAGCCTGCTCAATTTTCAAAACCTAAAGATGCTATTGATTTTGTTGTAGGAAAAATAGATAGTGATGAATCAACAAAAGATGAAATGCTTAATTTAATGACAACAGGTGTTCCAATTGAATCTCTTACTAATACAATATCATTTACAGGATTTACAGAAGGAAAGTGGACTCCTGATGTTGCAGAATTAATTAAATTACCAATTGCTTCTTATTTAATTGGTTTAGCTGTTAATAATAATATTGATGCAACTGTATTCAATAAATCACCAGAGGAAAGAGATGAATCTCCTGTTGAAGATTATAATAGAATGATGGCTGCTACTCGTCCAGAAGAATTTGAATCCATGTTAAATAATACACGAATGGAAGAGGAAGAATTAAATACAGCAATGGAAGATGATAATATGAGAGAACAACAAGAGATGGAAAATCAACTTCCACAAGATTTAGGAGGTTTTATGCCTAGAAGAGAGGTAGTATAATGAAGTGGTATATGGCAGCACTAGGTGGAGCCGCAAAGAGATATGTTGATATTGATGATGCAAAACGAGAGTTTTTATCACGAAAAAAAATAGCTGAAACAGAGGCAGGGCTTAAAGCTAAAGCTTCATTACAAAATACGGAATCGGATTATGGTGGTGGTGTTGTATTTAATAAAACAGATAGAGAAGGTCTGTTAATGGAAGGTGATAATAAATATACGAAAATGGCTGATGATTTTCAAAGTTCATTCCAAGAAAGTTTTTATAGTGGTGATAATTTTGATAACGAAAGATGGGAATCATGGATGGCAGCAGGAGGTGACTATGACCAAATGAAACGTGACTGGGAAAGAATTTATGGCGGTGCCACTAAAGGTGACCAATTACCAAAACTTCACGGTGATGCTCCTGATGTTTTTGAAGAAAAAATTTATAACTATGACTTTTTAAAAAATTCTGCATTATGGGATGTAACACGAGGATTAGATGTTCATAGGCAAACTGAATCAAAAAGTGGTGTAACACGAACAGCAGATGGAAAAAATGTTGCAGAATTTTTTGATGTTGTAGAAGCAGAGCCACAAAACTATGATGAAAATTATGACCCTAAAAAAATAACTATTAATAGTCCTGATGAAGCTATTGTTAATCAGATAGTTGATACAATGAAACCTGTTTTTATGAGTGATATGTATTCTGGTGATAAATTTAAAAGTCAAGCTGACTATTATAATTATATGAAAGATAATGAGCACGTTGCTATTATTGGAAATGCCTTATGGAATAATATAAATAATATTCAAGGATGGACAGATGATAGAACATTTGAGGAAATTGCAGAAGCACAAATTTATTATAATCTTGATGATAAACAAATTTTAAATGCAATGAATCATGTAACACAAAAATATACAATTGATGACCGTGGTGATATGAGAACTATAACATATGTAAATGATTTACCAAGTTCAGAAAAAACACAGGCATCACAAGGTATGGTTGCTCATGGCAGATTAATGAAATTAATTAATGATTTAAAGCAGGCATATATTATTGCTCCTATTTCTGGATTGGCAGAAGATGTGGATAGAGTTTTATATGGTGCTTTTACATCTAAAAGTTCACAGTTTAACCAGTTTACTGCATCAAAAAATATTGATGTAATGATGGAACAAGTACGACACAGTGCTGTTTCTGGTTTAAATGATTTTGCAGGATTTGCTGATTATACAATTACAGGCGGTGATGGTACAAGAGATACAGGTTCAGGAGGATTTTATAATAAACTTGTTGAAGTAAAAAAAGAATTACAGAAAGCAAAATCTGATGATGCACATCGAGCAAACTTTATGAAAAAGTATTTAAAAATTACTTTGGCATTTAACATGGCCCTTGCTGAACAAGGTGGAGGTGGTGGTAAAGCTGTATCTGACCAAGATTTTGACAGGGCATTGGAAAGAGTTGGTGAAGGTTGGGCAACTTCAGTAGACCAAGTATTAACAACTTTAGATGTTGCAGGTAAATACAGTCATTTTGATTACATGAATGCATGGATTGGTTCTGACCCTATTACACAAAAAACAGCAGGTAAATTAAGAGAATGGCATAGTAAATTTGATTCCGCACAGGAAAGAGTCATAACTCGCTACCAAACAAAATTAGGTGGAAATTTCTTTTTTGGTGAGCAATATATCAAAGACCCTGATACAGGAAGAATGATATTAAAAGAATACACAGTACGTAGTGATGGAACAGAAAAAAAATTACCTCATCTTGGAAGACTTAAATTCTTAAAGGAATTTGCTCAAGGTGGTGTGGCGGATATTGACCCTTATACTGCCGGTGACCAAGGTGTATTTGATATGCTATCACCCCATGAACAAAATTTAGTTGCAACTGATGATTGGATTATAGAATCACTGGATAATATAATTGGATATAGTGGAACTGGAACAGATGTTGATGATGACGATAAAGGTGGTGATGATATAGTATTTACACCATCTGATAAGTATCCAAATCCATATTTAGACCCTCAACACTGGCCGGATTATGAAAATGGCTACAAAGATACATTAGCTTCATTTAATGCAAAATTAATTTCAACAGGTAAAAAAGCTATTAAAATGGCAGCCGATGGTGGTATAAATATTAATGAATATAGAATAAAAGCCGGTGGTACACCAGTACAAAAATTAATGCGATGGTACAATACAGCCGTGCAACGAGAGAATCCAACTCTTGACAAATTAAATAAAGATTTACTTTATTTATTACAGAAAGAAATACCTTGGCTAACACAAGTACTTGATAGGGGTATGCCGCATAATAAAATTGATGGTCGACCAACACTAAATGCAAAACGTACTAATCAAAGAGATTTAGATGCTTGGGATGAAAAATATGGCGATAAATACTGGCCTAATGGAGTAGAAAAATAGGAGATATAATGGTAGATACAACAGCAGACAATACTATGGAGCAACAATCAAAGGGATTTGATGACGAAACCAATAGACGTATTGAATATTATTGGAATTTGTACATGGATGACCAAGATGGGTTTTCAAGAAAGTATGGTGATGGTACTGTTGATAAGTTACTAGAAGCTTACCGAAGAAAAAATGCTTATAGCCAAATGAATGCATTACCTAGTGAAAATCAGGCAAGTGATGCAATGGAAAATGTTTTAAAAGATTCAATTAAAGGGCCGGATACATTTGATGAAGAAACAGGATTGCGAAAAGAAACAAATCCATTGGCACAATTCGGTAAAGGTGGAGCAAGAGGATTTGCATTACTGTGGAATGGCATTGTGGACATGGGACGAGGAATGATTGACCCAGAGAATCATGCAAAATATAAAGATTTATTCCGTAACAGATTAAAGGATGTTCGAGCAGGTAGAAAAGAACGTGATTCTTTTGAACGATACTGGGAAGATGTAAAACGAGCAGCAGCAAAAGGTGAAAAAGGATTTAAGTATAGTTGGGCAAGGTCTGTAATGGAAAAAGATGAAATAGACCCAAGAACTGGAAATGTTTATGGAACTGATGAAGGTGGAGCTTGGATGAAATTTGATGAGATTCCATTTTTAAATGAAGATTTAGGATTAATTGGAAAAGCAGCGGAAATTGCCGTACAAGAAGCTGTAACAATGGGGCCTTTGGCTGCATTTAAATTATGGAGAGCAAGTAAAGCTGCAAAATATTTTGCCGATAAAGCCGGTGGTACAATCTTTAAAGGAAAATATGTTGAAGAAGGTGCTGATAAAGGTAAATTCATTATGGGCAAAGAATTAACAGAAAAAGACGGTGCTGATTATCAAAATTACATGGAGGCATTAAAAACAATGTCACCTAGTAGAGCAAAGAAAATGAAACGCCTTCAGGAAGTATATCAACGTGAAGGTAGATTTGCAAAACGAGCACCATTTATGCAAGGGGGCGGAGCATATATGGAAGCGGAACTATTAGCATCTTCTATGGTGGTAACTGGTGGTATAATGGCACAATCAATGTTTGGCCGTGATGCTTCTGTTATTGGTGAAATAGGTGGAGGTATATTTGGCCCTGCTATTATTGCTAAAGGTGGAAGAGTAGGATTAGATTGGTTTAATTATCTTGCCTATAAATTACCGGGCAATGAAACAGCAAAACAAAATAGAGCTTTACGTGCAATGGGTTTTAAAACAAAAGATATTGAAACAATGAATCCGGAAACAAAAGGACAATTAGTGGCAGCAGGAACATCAATGCCTGCACCAAATTTAATGATTGGTTTCTTAGATTTTTCAAGTAAAGAAAGAAAAGCATTAACATCTTTCAGATGGCTTAATGATGAATTTGAAGCATTGCCAGATGAATTAAAAGACCCACTAATGAAAAGAATGGCTTATGTTAAGAGAATAGTAGCAAAATACGATAAAGATAATTCAGGAAAAGTATTTGCAACTATTGATAGAGCAATGGAAATGTCATGGCTCAATACATTAAGAAGCATCAGTAGACAAAAAATTAAATTAGGTAAAACTGTTAAAGCTAAATTGAATGTAGAAGATATGACTCTTGCTAGAAGAGAAATGGAGTCAGCAGAAGAATTAAATAATCTTTTAATGGATATATCTCAAAATACTTATGGGGATACAAATTTTGAATTATTTATTGATGGATTACAAGAACAATTATCAAAACATTTGGATAGAATGGGAGCAGATAAAGGTTCTATTGCACGGCAAGCAAGGGAATATAAGAAAAGTATTGTTCGTAAGCTACGTCCAGAATTGGCACATCTTAATCCATATACAACGGCAGATAATTGGATATATGACCCATCAACAGCAAAATTAAAAGAAAGCAATACTCGATATATTATGCGAGAAAATCCAGAGACAGGAAGAATGGAGCCTGTTCAAGGAGAAGATGGATTACCTATGAGAGAAAAGCAGGCACAGTTTGATGCTGTAAATGAATGGGAAGCTGATAATTTTGTTGGTGAAGAATTTATTGAAAATTCAAGTCAAGCACAGTATGATACTATTGTAGATGACTTACAAGCTTTTTGGATTCCTATTAAGGATGCAAATGGTAAAGTTATAAGACGAGTATTAGCAACTAAAAATAAAAATACGTCCTCTGATTTAGGAGCTTTAAAATCTGAAAGTGATGCGATGATAAGAAAAGCAGAGGCAGATGATATGGGTTTGGCTGATGATGTATATGGACAAGTAAAAGGTTATAAGATATCTCCTGCCAAAGCTGTACCTGACCAAACAACTGCAATAACTAGTGAACAGCTTAATATTTTAATGCGTAATGTTGGTGAAGAAGTTGATAGTATGATTGATGAACTTCCAGAAGGAGTTGAAATACTTGCTGACATTAAGGGTGTTAAAGGACGAAGAGTTATGGATTGGATGCGAGAAGAACGAGGTGTTGCATTAACAAATAGATATAATCAATTAGTAAAAGAGCTTGGTAAAGATGCTGCAGATGTGCAATTTGCAAAAGAATTAGACCAGATGTCAGCTAGAATGAATCTTAAAACTCCTGATATTTTAGGTGAAGGTGGTAAAATTGATTCTTATAAATTAGACCAATATAGAGGGGCTATCGCATTAAATACAAAAATACCATTGATGTCTGATGTACATAAATTAGATGTATCACTGCAAGACATATCCCGTATTCGTGGTTCATTATTTAAAAATGCAATGGAACAAATTCAATCTAAAAATAATAGAATGGCGGCATTATATAATTTTAGGTTGGGAAATAGATTAACAACAGAACTAGACCAATTCAATGACTTAAAGAATGCTAATAAATTTTGGAAAGAAAATGTTGGTGAGGCGTGGAGAGAAGGATTAGGCAGTAGAATATTAATTGGATTAAAATATGGTGATGAGCCGGCTGAACGAATTATGTCTAATTTCTTATTCCCTAGAAAAAGTGGATATGCAACAGCACGACAGCAGTTTGATAAATTATTTTTACGATTAGACCCAAATACAAAAGAGAAAGTATATAATCCACAGGCAAAGCAATTACTATTAGAATATTTAGGTAATGCTTCTCATAAAGAAGGACGACAAGTTGATGAACAATTCTTTAATGAATTTGCTGACATATTAAATCTTGTAGATGAAAGTGGTAACGCCTTAGAAGAAGCGGGAGCAATTGGGAGTGCAAAATGGAGAACAGCAAGTGAAGAGGCACGAGAATTTGGTGGAAGAGCACAGCAAGTAATAAAAGAATCTGAAGCAAATGTTAATTTATGGGAAAAAACAGCACAAAATGCTGTAAATAGAATGGATGAATATAATCCATTTGGTGTACCTATTGAAGACTTAGCTAATATTGCAGGATTAAGAGGACAAGGAATAACAGCACCAGATTTAATCAAACGAGTGTTAGTAGAAACTTATGATGGTGGTGACCCTAGAAAAGCACGAGCTATTGCTAATTATCTTAAAACTAAACCAGAAGCTTTAGAACAATTTAGAAAAGTTTTATTTGAAGGAGCAATTGAAGCCGCATACAGAGATGCAAAACATGGTACTGTACATTTCAAACCGGGTAAAATAAAAATCGGTGAAGATGGTACAAAAGTTATACCAGAAGGAGAAATAGTTCAAAGATGGGAACTTAATGGGGCTGCAATGCAGAAATATATTGAACGAAATACAGCAGCACTTAAAGATATTCTTGGTGATAAATTTGATGACCTTAAAGAATTAAATAGTTTAGTAACTTTAATAACAGGTGAAATGCCATATCAAGCAATTGAAAATTATCCTAAAGGACTAAAATTAAATTCTATTATGTCTAGAGTATATGGTGTAGTTAGGGGAGTTGTATCTCCTCGCTATGTAATGATGGAATTATTAATTCAAGATGCTCGATTTAGAAGAGGGCAAATGATTAAAGATTTAGCTGTAAATCCAGAGGCATTTAATATGTTATCTGAAGTTATTTTAAGAAATGGATTAACTAAACCAAGAATTAGAAGTGAATTTGTACAATGGTTTTGGGGAGGAATGGCACGTTATGCCAGAGATACAGATGAGGATGAAAGGCAGGCTATTAGTGAAGATGAATGGAATAATAAAAATAAATATGATAGATTATACCATAGTGAGTAATTAAATGCCCGAGGATAAAGCATCAGAGAACAGGGAAAATATCATTCGCATTGAAGGCGAACTGAAACTCATCAATCAAAAATTAGACAATCACATACATCACATAGCAATGAAGGTAGACACTATTTTTAAGATAGTGTGGACGGTCTCATTTGGAGTTTTGGGACTGGTGCTAAAGGCTGTCTATACAGGACTAATAAACTAGGAGGAAACATGGAAAAACTAAAGACAATGTGGAAGGACTTGAGCAAGAAGGGTAAAATTGCCTTGGTTGTTGTAGTAGTCATTGCTGCTGTAGTTGCATACAATGCCATTATATAGATTCAAGAATATAAAGACTGGTCGTCTCTTCGATAAGTTTCTGACTTTCGAGGAGCATGACCGGTACAGAGAAGACAAGAACTTAACGCAAGTTCCAACTGGCTTTAAGATAGCCCATCTTATTTCAAGCGGGGAGAATAAAATCAGGGAACAGTTGTGGAATGCGGCCCAAGCGGGCAAGAAACAGCAAAATTGGAAGGATAATAGAGGATAATGTTTGGATTACCAGTAGAAATGATAACAATGCTAAGCTCCAGTGTCTTGGGTGGTGTAATGACCATCTGGGGACAGAGCATTAAGGCAAAACAAGCTGAACAAAAGATGCTGCTCGCCAGAGGTAAGTTTCAAATGGAATCAATTGAAGCGGCACGTAAATATGAAAATGCAGGCTTTCAATGGACGAGAAGAATTATAGCATTAACTGCTGTATTCTTTATAATAGTCTGGCCTAAAATTGTACCTGTATTTTTTGATGTTTCCGTATTCCTGACATGGACGGAACTGTCAAGAGGTTTCTTTTTCTTAATAGAACAAAAGGAATTACTGGTGGATAGAAAATTTGCAGGTGTTGTCATAACACCAATGGACACGCATCTGATGGCGGCAATCGTAGGGTTGTACTTTGGAGGAAGTCTTGTTAAAAAATAATGTATAAATATTTAAAGGACAGATTCTTGAATTGTTGTGAAATTTATGGAAGTAAACTAAGTAACTGGGCGTGGCATTTGCGTTGGAATAAAAAAAACCGAAGATGAACCTAACGAAGAATCAGAACCACAAGAGGAATTACAAGAAGAGAAATCCGATAGCGAAGGAACTGAGGACTCCGAGGTACAGGCAGAGGACAGTGAAGAGCAAGACAGTGTACAACCGGAAGGACGAGGAGACGTGGACTCCGATAAAGGGATTGCTTCAGATGTTACTAGCAAATAATTAACAGGTACTCCATACCTATAAAAAGCCCTAGTCTAACTGGGGCTTTTTTTATTCCTCAATGTCTGATTCTTCTTTTTTACCGAACACGGGGGAATAATTATCTCTCATTGCATCTTCCCTAAAATCTTCTAGTTCAAGTTGTTCTTCTGGTGTTGTTAGTGTTTTTGGACTAGTCCCTGCCTCTTTTTGAACCTGTGCAATAGCAGTAGATATCGGCCCTCTCTCACCTTCAACAGTTTCAGTTACTTCCTCCCCATTTACAGTGGTGTGTCCGTGTGTTAGCAAAGAATAAAAATCTTTGTTAGCTAATTGTACATGAGATTTATCATCATATACAACAACCCATGTTCTAATCGTATGTCCCAATGTTGTTATAATATCCCATTTTTTAAAGGAATGTACTGTCTTTACAGGAACAGTTCCTTTTGTTAGATACTCTAACATCTTTCCCTTGGTTAGAACAGCAGAATCTTCATCTTCAAACTGTAATTCCCATACCTTATCCTCATGTGCATGGGTGTCTGGATTCGTACCGCCAGAATCATTTTGTATTATATTTTTAATTGTTTTTGTCATCCTAAATACCCTTTTACATCTTTGATATCCCTTTCAAAGAGATTATCAATGTATTTAATCACGTTTTCATACCTAATTGTATCTACGTAATTCTCGTTCCACTTATCCATGTGTTCACGAAACTTTTCGGGAGGACACGTCCATTTTTCTGAAAAGAAGTTGCCCGACTTGTCAATGCCAAAATATAGTAGCTGTAGAACTGCTTCATTTTTGTTTGGTATCTTTTTGTCCACCATTTTTACCCTCTATTTCTGGCAAACTTCCCAATAATTGTATTAAATTATAAACCTCAAGGTAAGGTTTACTACTCAAATATTTCAGTAAAATATTTAATTGTTCATTCGTTATTTTTTTCATATTTTTTCCTCCAGTTCATCCATGACCTTGTTCAGGGATTTAACGTATTCCTTTGTAATTCGTCCCCGTTTTTCTCCTTCCGATTCTTCTCTCGGTTCTTTGAATTTAATCTCACCGGCTATCGCCCCATACGCAGCCATGTCAACATATGTATCTACACTAACATCACCAAGCTTTGTTCGTGCTATCTTTAACAGGCACATCATAATCGCTACATCGTGTGCAGAAATTTTCATATCCTTGTACGCTGACCATAATTTCGCTATGTTCTTGTGATTGTCAACCTTATCACCATAATCCGTGTGCCTCTGACCTGCGACTAAACTTTCAGCTTTCACTAGGAAATTTTTTGCTATTTTTTCCATTCGCCCCACATTTTTTTTTCATTTTCATCCTTAACTAGACTAGTTATCATAATTCAACATTTTCCTTCATAAATAATTCTTCTAGAGGTATTAACACACAATTAGAAACACCTCTATCGCCTATCATCCTACTATGCGTTGGCTTATATTTTTCTACTATCCTCTTTAGTCTTGGAACTTCAAAAATTAATTTACAATAATTCCCCGTACCATTTGATAAAATATGAATCCAAAAATCAGATTCCGTTTTATCAATGCCACTAGGCTTTCCATTGCATTCATATTCTATGGCAATGTTACCTGTTTTCTTCCACCAGTCCCTCTCAGTCTTAACTTCAATCTTTTTATTGTGAAACATATCGTGAACTTGCTGTTCCCGTAACTGTCCGTACTGTAAATCCAAATCAAATTTAGTGTTTTTTACCATTGTTTCTCCTCGGTCTGAATGGAATAATGTTACTTTTTAATTCCTGTTTCGTTGTTTTTAATTTTTCCTGTAACATAGCCTCTTTTCCAATTTCAATTAAATCCTCTTGGTGCTTTATAGACATTTCACACAGACCCCTCATCATGTAATATAATTCATTAATGGGTTTTACCATTTTATCAACGCATATCATGTTAAACTGGTCTTCACCTAGGGGAGACATTATAACATACATCCTGTTTTTAGGTAGTACTATTTCTTCTTCTTTTTTGGCCATTCTTTTTTCAAATATTTCCAACTTATTATTCCTCTGAATAAAGCATATATTCTCGATATTATTTTAGCCATATATTAGGTATCCTGTTATCAGCATACAAAAAACCATGCCTATCACACCAATTGGCATAAGTAGTCTTGCTGCCCTTATATATCTTTTTCTTTGAATTTGGGAAGATAAATCTAACATCCAAAGTCGGATTTTGCTCTTTAACAAGTAAATGTTTAACCCTATCTGTGACATCTAAATTTCCTTTCAATTCCAGATAAAATCCATAATTCATTAAATAAAAATCTGGAGTATAGGATTTAATCGGTACAATGTATCTAAATTTATCTTTTTCATATTTATATTTAATTTTACTCTTTGCCAGATACTGTGCAAACTCAAATTCAAATCTGCTACGAAACCCGTGACTTAACTTCATTTAACGATATTTTTGGGTTTATGTATCTCATATAACTCTTCCAACCGTAAATCCAAGTATTCTGCTGTTTTAGGTGATGTTTTTCTTAATTCTTCCGTATATCCCTTAATATCAGCAATTATGATGGCATTTCTGTCCAGTAAATTTTTAATTTGCCCTATATCCTCGTCTAGAGACAGTTTATTGGTAACAAAGGTCTTATCCCCCCACAAAACACGAAAAGGGTCTCTAGTGCGTAAAAACAGCACATTATGGGCGTTTTGGTCTTTTGTGTACTCTTGAATGTAAAAAACATCACGATTGGACTCAATATCGGTATCTGCGATATTTAATTGAAATATTACAGGCAATTTTCCAAATCTTTCTGAATTAACTTGGTATACCACACCATAGGCCTGTTCTGTGCCCTTGTAGCTATCTTTTTATGAAGTTCAGCTTTAGGCCAACAGTGATATTTGTAACTACAAAAACTACAGGCCATTGGCATCAGCTTATTCTTTGTGTATATATCCTCACCCTTGATTTTTATCTTTTCATCTTTTGGTTCAAATAGCTTTTTAAAGGGTTTGTTCTTAACCAACGCCTTAACATTATCACTAGCCTTCTGTAACGTCTCATTCTTTTCTTCCTCCTGCTCCTGCGGTGCTTCACATATCGCCCATTCACCTGTTGACTTATTCACAGCAATCCAACCACCGAATGGAGAATCATCGGCTTCTGAATAACTGTAACCTTGTACAAGATAACCAAAGGGGTCATCCTCTTTTATTTTACTGTACCCACCATAATTTCCGAATTTATTTGTAAATGCATAAGGACTTGAGGATTTAATATCCCATACCTTACCATTTATCTTTACATCTAATGTTCCTTTAATATTTTTTCCACCAATCTTTGCGGACACCTTTTTTTGTGTATGGTCTACATTAACACCAGAAGCCTTCATGATAAATATGGAAGCCGCCTCAACAAGGTCTCCCATAAGAAACCTCATTACAGCATTGTATTCTAAATCTCTGGGAAGTTCTTTTTTATCGAGTTGCTGTTGACAAAGTGGTTTGCCCAATCCAGACATACGCATTCGCCACTTTCTTTTATTTGGACTAAATTGTTTCTTTAAAGCGTCACCACAAGCTTTTTTAAATTCACGAACAAGTTTAGGCGAGATTTCAGCCTCGCCTTTACTTGCGTCAGTTAAATAACTCTTGACTAAATCAAGAATTGGTTCCATTACCAACCAACCTTGCTTCTAAAACATTATCTTTTGCATCTTCCTTTAATTTTTTATTGGTTCTATGGGATTCCATAATACCATTATTAAAAGAATTAATCGCACCGAAAAATTGTAATAGCAAGTCTTGGTCATCTTTAGTGAATTTACCAAATTTAACTGTCTTGGCGTTAGCACCATAATATATGTTGCCACCTCTTTTACCCTTGACAGTTGTTAGTTCGGCAATTGCAGTAGGCATAAGTTTTCTCTGTGCCTCTAAAGTTTTCACCCAATCAGAAATACGAATGAAACTTGACCCTCTCACATACCAAATGGATTCTTGGTCTTTAACAGATGCAGGTTTACCCGTGGCATCCTGCCCCGCATCTATGGTCACTAGTCCATATAGTACTTGGACACATTTAATGCCCTTTTGCAGTACCGCTTCGGGAGAATGCTCATCTAGTGCTTTTAATCTATCGGGGGCAAGTCTGCCACATTTCAATCCACCACTAGTATCATAAAATAAATCATTCATACTACGAGATTGAATAGTTTGACTACCGAATTGATTAAGGTCATTATCCCATACAGAATACATAAAAGTACGAACGAAAGGTCTGTACGTAACTTTAGGTGCAAAGACAGACTTTCCGCTAGAATCCCTTATCATAAAAAATCCTCTAGGAATAGAATTTCCATCATCATCTTCAGTAGAGTGATTGATGCTTAATCTAGGTAATCCACCGCCAGATGATACATCACCAGATTGACCAATCAACTTTCTTAAGTTATCCTCTGTAATGTCATCTATTTTTGTTGGTAGAGGATTATAACCAACCTTTGATACTTCGTTTACGTTCAATTTGAACTCCTTTTTGCAAAATTAATTGTTAGGTAGCTTCGAGGGAATAGCTTGTGTTCACCCTCAACCTTTTCACGAACAGTCAAGTTTTCTTGCCTACCGCTACTTCCAGTACCACCTCCGATTACCTCAGTCATTTGACCATACTTCCTCATTAGTGTGCCTTATGCCCTGTTAAAATAGGCGGACATTGTTCAGCCAGAAGCAATAATATATTTGCAAGTATATTACTCCTAAATCGTAAGTATATTATATAACATACAAGAGGTATGTCAACTACATTTTGACCTTTTAATTTATAATCTTTATAATCCATTATATTTCCTCTAATTCTAACCAATTTCTGCCAATTTTTAACTCAATATCAATTGGCATATCATAATTAATATTGT